CGTATGAACCAAGCTACGGCTGCTATTGAGCCTATCAATACGGCTCTGCGTAACCTCAAGCCCATCGTCAACGAGACTGGCAAAGACAACGAAGCACTGATTAAGACATTGACGGGCATTAACCCTGATAGTCCTAAGCAACGTGGTCTACTTCAGTGGCTCGGTGAAGGGGCTCTGAATGTGGTGTCTGGTGCAGCCTCCGCAGTTGGTAACGCTGTGGTGTCACCTGCTAAGGGTGCAACCAAGGAGCCTGTTGCAAAGGATTTTAGTCTAGCCTCCTACGCTCCTGAGGAAGTGAAGGGAGGCATCAGCGACGAAGCCTTTCAGACGGCTAACCTCGATGGTATCTCCTTCGACGGAGAAGCAGCTAAAACCATGACTGCCACTGGTGGTGTCAAGGGTCTCCTAGATAAGATCGGACAGGGTGAGGCCGGTGGGTCTTACAATAGACTGTTCGGTGGTCGAGAAGCGCCTCTGACTGAGATGACTCTGGGCCAGGTTATGTCCCTACAGAACCAAATGAAGCAGAAGGGTTCACCTTCTACCGCAGTTGGTAAGTATCAGTTCATCAACTCTACGCTAGGTAATATTGCCCGGAAGATGGGTATTGGTCCTAACGAACCTTTCAATGAAGAGACACAGGATAAGCTGGCTCTTGGATTGCTCAAGGGTCGTGGTCTAGACGACTTTATGTCTGGTAAGCTCTCACGGTCTGCCTTCATTGACAACATCGCTCAGGAATGGGCTATTGTTAAGGGCTCTTCTGGCCGTGGTGCCTACGACGGTGACGGTCTTAACCGTGCTGCTCTGAACATTGGTGACTTTGTAGACAGTCTCAAGTCTGGTGGTTTCTCTGGTAAGGAGAAGGCTGCAATGGCTGACTTCGATGAGCTAGACGGTGGAACCCCTGGTGGTCCTACCATGGCTGATCCTGTTGCAGAAGGAACCAGAGCCGGTGGTAAGGACGGTATCAATGCTCTACTGAATGGTGCTCTCGCTGACGGTAAGAAAACTTACAGCGAGTTGGACACTCAGGAGCAAATCGTCGCTATCAAGGAACTTAGGGATCGACTTAATAATACCTGGACCAAGAACACTCTGGTTGATCCTGTAATGGGTGAAAGCTACGAGCAGTACCTTGAGAGGGGTGTTGGCTCTAGAAAGAGAGCTAAAGATGAGTTCACACCAGTGAAGGAACTAACCCTTGACGAGATCAAGGCTATAATGAAGAAAAAGTAATTAGAACGACAAAAGCCCCGGCAGCTCCCTAGGAAATCCTAGAGGGCCACCGGGGCTTTTCTTTTAGATTGAGTTCTTTAGCTTAACAGCAGCTTCTAGAATGTCATCTAACTCTCGATACAGCCAATCTCGATTACGTTCCTGCTGTTCGAGAGGAAGAAGAGGATTAACTGATTCGTAACCGAATCTAACACACTTACCTGCTGCGGCTAGGGCCTCTCCACACTCTTCAATGAACCTACCAAGAGGATCTCCTTTATTCTCAAATCCTGGAGTCATCAATAGTCCTCATTATAATTATGTTTGAGAATCTTAATCATGTAGTCGATACCCTTGCGAATATCCTGAGCACCACCCTTGTCTGGGTGTCGTGTTACGTACTTGACTACAGCGTGTTCCATGATACCCATATTGTTGGCAAGGCAGTATTCTAGGGGTTGAATCTTTCGTTTCTTGTAGTGGTCTCCCCCTACCTGTTGGGACCAAGGGTCTATGAGTTCAGGGGCCTCTTTCTCTAACCATACGTCGAAACTCTCACTGGCCACAGCTACCTCCAGTTCCTCCGATGACGCAGATGTCATTTGCTTCTACGTGTTCCTCGTACTCGTTACCAAGCTTCTCTACTGCTTCCCGGTAAGGTACTGAAGTGAGAGGCTGACCTCCACGAGCACCGTCAGGATAGCAAGTAAAGCCACGCAGACGACTAGCGTACTTTGCCAGAGTGGCTGCGAAGGGCTTGACAGTGTCCACATTATTGAGACGAGTGCCATAGCTAGGTAGATTAATAGTCGAAGAGATGGACATGTCAACATAGTCTTGAACATCAGCTTGGAACTTTATCCGTCGTTCGTAGTCTTCGGCGAGATCAATAGCGGACTCGATGGCGTCTGGGTTAATTCCGAGTCCGATGAGGTCCGATGCACAACTATCAACCGCATACTGATACTTCCACTGTCGGCCTCCCACGAGATACCGTCTTTTGTAAGCGACGGCATAGACTGGCTCAATTCCAGTAGTTGTTCCTGCGAGCATTCCGATAGTACCAGTTGGAGCAATTGCCCGATTGGCGACTGGCCTTGAAATGCTGAGACGATCTGCTTCTGTTCGGGAGACATTATCACTTACACCTTTGTAAACTGAGAGCCAGTTGTGGAGTTCCGGGACCACCTCATAACGATAACCACGCTTGAGAAGCCATTCGTGGACCCCCATAAATCCGAGGCCCAGTCTGCGATTCTTGCTTCGAGTAGCGTAGACTTTCTCGAAAGGAAGTTCGGCTCTGAGCGTGCCAAATAGCAAAAACTTAGTGCCCAGATCAACCACAGTGGCCAGCTCAGCAATGCTATCAATCCGAGCAAGATTGACAGAACCAAGATTGCACACGTCGCTATCGTCTTCTGAAGTGACTTCAGTACACGCATTACGAAGGGTTTCCTTTTCCTTGTCGAAGAAGTTGAAGCTGAAGCCGGGTTCACCAGTCTTGAGAGCTTGTCTGACGTTCTCAGTAAACACCTCACCAGGATCGCCAGTCTTCAGAAACTGCATCAGCCAGTCTGTATCGTAGTTAGTACTGATATTAGTTTGGTCCAGTGGACATGGGAAATTGAAGTCCTGCTGTTTAACATCAGCATAAGTAAATCCAGTAGTTCCGACCGGCTTCGAGGCCCAGTCTTTCGACCGGAGGAATCCTCTAATATCACCATGTTTCCAGTTAAGAGAAGCATAAATAGCCGATCTTCGTGATCCACCTTGCATTACCCTCCGGCCAATTTCATTAATCATTTCCATCTTCGGGAGAGGGCCACTAGCTCCGCCGCCAGTACGTCTAATGATTGCTCCTTCGGGTCGATAGATAGAGTAATCAACTCCAATGCCTCCCCCGGTGAGAAGACACGACTCTGACCGCCAGCTAACGTTTGCCCAATCTTCTCGTGAGTCTTCTTCAGCCTTGAGTAGATAACAGTTGTTGTAGAACTTAACAGGGCGTCCTGCGTAGTAGAGATATCGTCCTCCTGGAATAAACTTCATCTCACGCATGATGCGTTTTAGTTCATCACGGTCCTCTTTAGACAGATAAGGGGAACCATCTTTCAGGTCCCCCGTTACGTCCTCTACCAGTGTCTCTACCAGAGCATCCCAGGACTCAGCCCCCTGGTGTCGGTACTTGTTGTTAAAGATAGTCTCACTGAGTTGACTACGAAATACTGGATTCACATTTGACTTAAACAATTAACGATAATCCCCACTGCCTACAATAGTGCCACGCTCGGCACGCCCTTCTAGTTTATCAAAGTTCATGTACAGAAGCTCACTCACTTTATAACCATATGCATCAGCCAAACGGGAAACATCCCAAAGAATATCACCAAGCTCCAAAGCAATAGCTTCTCTGTCAGGGACAGATTGCTTACGGATAGCCTTTGCCCGCTTTCCATTAAGCTCTCCAACTTCCTCGGAGATAGCCGCATGAAGGTACTCAAGTTCAAACTCCCTAGGATACGCGATCTTAGTCCGTGTCCATTTTTGGTAGTCGTCTACGTTCTTAATTGTCTGATCGTGTGTACCACAAGTCACTTCTTACCACCTCGCTTAGGCTGACGGATACGGTTTTGGTGTCGAGTTACCACCTTCGTGGGGACATTATCCAGAGAGCCACGACGATGAAAGCCAACATGGTCAAGTTCTTTACCATCGCCCTTGTGTACCTTCCCTGCCTTGATAGCCTCACGTCGTGCTCGATTACGAGCGACCCTCCGGTCCACTTGTTCGGGCGTCGCTTGCCATTTGGCTTCTTTTGCGTAGTTCCTCTTCTTGTCCTTGACCATTAGTTTCCTCATTAACCTCCATTGGAATGCCGTACTTCGTCTTCAGGAAGTTACGCCAGACTGCATCATCGTTAGGATTAAGTTCAATATTCTCTCTAAGGTGTTCAGCAAAAGACTCAAGAACCATTAGCTCCTTCGGAGCATACGAACTTCGTTCGTTACTCTTCGTCATCTAGCAAATCCTCTAGCTTATAAGACTTCACCCGGACGTTGGGCTCCATACGAGGCGTCCTGTCATCACGCTTTGCATCA